GGCTCATAACCGTTGTACACTTCCTTGCGTAGGTGATAGTTGATCAGTCTACCAGCCACATACTGGTAGTTGGGTGTTTCTTCACTGATCAGATCGGCTGCTGACTTGATCAATGTTTCCTGAATTGTTGTGGTCTTGATGCCATTGTAAAATTGAATATGGCTTTTAATTTCGACTTCACTGGCGCTCACTCCAGTAATTCCCTCTGTTGCCCAAAAAACTACCTTGTGTATTTTTTCTAGATCCAGGGGTGTTTTTTCTCCGTTTCTTTTTGTGACTAAAATTTGTGACATTGTTTTATCTAAACCTCTTATTGATATTTTTCTAACTGCAAACTCTGCGGCGTGAACGTGTGAATTAGGACTGCTGTCTGACTAATTGTAGTTTTATTTACAACATCCCACGGCTGGTAATTAATAACATATTTTCCTTCGGCGATCCAGACTATATCCGAATATTCGTTACCTTCTTTATACACCCTTATTTCCATTGCAAGATCACGCCATCGCGAGTAGTACAGAGTATACAGCATACCCAATGCTTTTGCAACATTACAATAGGTATTTTCAGCCAATAACTGCCAGGGATCAGGCCAGTCTTGGGGGTTTTCGTAATCCAGATGGTGTAAAACGAACGGGGCACTACTCCAGAGTGTATTGACCCGTTCTATGGCTTCTAACTCAGACAATTCCGAGATAGTTTGTCGAAAATCTCTCCAGGCCGACAAGCGGTCCTGGGCTCTTAAATCCCACATCTATTACAGACTATATTTGATATCGTATCTTAAATTGGCATCGTAGCCAGTGCTTGTTGTTGTGTATGTGATGGTGGTCACGTTACTGCTGTAGCTTGTAGCGAATGTTACACCGCAGGCGGTGGCAGTTTCCACGTAATCATCTTCAATCAGTTGTGATGATGCGTTGTGTACTAATTTGATAACTCCAGTTCTGTATGTAGTGTTTCTAGTGATGCGGTAATAAATTTGTGCAGTGTTACTATCGTTGATGTTCACAGTCATTGTGGTGGCTGTGGCGCTAGCTGTGTTGTCAGTCAGTGTTTGCTGACGTCCAGGTGTAGTCACTGAGCTGCCGTGTTGTACGCCCACGTTGGCAATCAGTGAGTAGATACCGTAGGCTGCACCACTCAATCGAGGATAAGTGGATGCATCTGAGTCCGTACGATCAAATGTATCACCAATGCTGACACAGTCGGCGGCAGCGAAAACAATCACGTTGGTTTGTGGACTACCAGTGCCGTTAAAGTGGTTGCCCACGTCACGGAAGTAGTTGCCCATACTGCTGATCTTCTTGACGCTGTAACCCAGGATACCTTCTTTGTACACACTGTTAAACAAACAGTTGACAATCTTCATACCCTGTGCGCCTACTAATGCAGAGCCTGAACCAGTTGTGTATTCGCCAATCTTAAATCCACGATACAAGTTGGTGAACTTGCTGTTGGCAAACACAATGTTAAACTGGTCATCATCAGCAATACAGGCATAAGTCTGATCGCTGAACTCGCACTTGTCAAAGATGATGTTGTTGCTGATTAGACTGGGTGTGCTGGTAATTTTCAAACAGGGGTTAGATGAGCTCACGCTGTTGGCCACACTGAACGAACCCTGTAGCTTGACACGAGTAAATGCACAATTTTGTGCGCTGGTGATCAATAGCACTGGTTTGTCAGTTGTGTTCCAGAATGTAATATCCTGAACACTCATGTATTGTGGGCGTGTGGCACCGTTGTTGCCAATGTTGCCGTCCACCTGTTGTTTACTGTCTGCCAGCTTGACCACACAGTCAACGCCTGAAGCAGATTGTTTAATAATACTAGCATCAATACCATCGCCCTGAATGCGAGCATAGCTGGGGATCTTGACCACGTCAGATACTAGATAGACGCCAGCAGGGAAATACAGAGTGCGGCGCACTGTGGTGTTGTTATAACGAGCATACACCTGGAACAGCGCACGATTGATAGCCGCAGTGTCGTCTGTTAGGCCATCGCCCACTGCACCAAAGTCGCGAACGTTGATTGCATCGTCCAGTTTGTCTTGTAGGCTGCGTACTACTGGGCTGGAACCAGTTGTGCCTGTTTGTGCGGTGAAGCCGGCGGCGTCACCTTTGAATGTGTATGTGGATGCTAGTCCCAACACATCACTGTATTCGGTTAAAATTTCTGTATTGCCTAGATTGGGCGCACCTTCTTCAATGGTGCCATTACCAATGTAAAGGCGTTTCTGGTCCAGAACCCAACCCAGCTCTGCACTGGCCAGTGTGGGTAGATCATCGCTGACACCGCGGCGATGCTGAATTCTAGCAATTTGAGTAATCGGCATTTTGCACTATCCTGTTATTCTTATATTTAGTTCTTTGAATAATACTCAGCCACTCGATCCCACCAGCGATTCTCCCAATACGTAAAGTCTGTGGGACTTAAAATAAACTCCTGATATTGTGGTTCTCCCCAGATTCCTGGCTCGATTTCAGGTGGTTTCACGCACATCAGCACCACACCCTTCTGAATATTGCTGTCATGTATTTCATTGTGTGCTAGTGCATACGCAACCAGTTGCATGAAATAGTCTTCAATCCATTCTTCTTTCTTGGGTTTGTTGGTCTGTTTGTAGTCCAGAATGGCTTCATTGCCCAGATGTACACCACAACCGTCTGTAGTACCAGCATACAGTCCTGGGTAATACAATGGCACTTCCACACCCCAGATTTCGCTGACGTTTTTTAGTCCCTGATCAATCACAGTCAGTGCCATCTTGTGGCTCTGTTTGCTATATGGATTGCTGCCGGGTTCTGTTACTACTCCGTTCTTGATATAGTCTTCCAGATACTTGTGCATACGTGTGCCGCGGCTGGCAGCTTCAGTGGTAATCTGCTGTGCCTGTTGTTCACCCACTCGCTTTTTCCAGTTGGCCAGAGCCTGCCGACTTTCTTCGCTTTTGGTTTTATCTAGGATTGTGGTAACACTGGGCAATTTGCGACCATCTGGTGTTACATAACGGCGACTGCCATTTACATTTTCACGATTGATTATGGGATAGTTGAATTTAGATTTTAATAACATACAGTACAGTTGAAAAAAGCCACCCTAAAGGTGGCTTTGGGTATAACAAGTATACAGTCTTATCCGCGATTTTTCAATGCACGTTTAGCCATACTGCCAACAACTGCTTGTGGATCCATAGTTGGACCAGTAGCTGCCGGAGCCTGCTCACCTGCATCTGATTCATCACCAAACTGAGTCAAGTACACATACTTGATACCAGTCTTTTCATCGTCTTTGATATCTGAAATCAGATTCTTGACGGCTGGGTTGGTCTTATATGCCTGCTCTAAGCCCTGAAGATTAAACTGTTCATGACCTGGTTGCTTTTGTACCAATTGAATCAGCGCATCCACACGCACACGTGGTACCATGTGAGTTTTCACATGGTCACGGTTACGTAGGAATTCCAGACGGTCGATTAGAGCCACGTCTCCTCGACTGTCTGCTTCGTCTTCTACGACTGATTCACGAATAATTTCTGCAAAACGCATTATTGACGCTCTCTTCCAACGGGGGCTGTGCCACCTGCGGCTGCGTCGGCTGCGGCAAACTCATCACCTTGTTCAGGAGCATTTACTTCTGCACCAGGAACTTCAGGCATCTCTGCTGATGGTGCTGGCTCTGCGCCTGGCATAGCCATGGGCGCTGCCGCTTCACCAGACAATGCTCTAGAAGCACCATCTGCTTCTTCACGGCTTGCTGCCACTGCGGCTTGCAGATTGGTCAATGCTGTGGACATGGCTGTCTTGAATGCATCGGCTTTTTCGTTACCCAAGTTGGGCTGTTCACGGATACTGTCCACTAGTGGAGGCAGTTGTTCGTTCAACAACTTACCAATGTCTTCTACCATGCCCTGGATTGTGTCTACCATGTCTTTAGCAGCCAGCTTGACTTCTGCTTCGCCCACTTCACCTTCAGTTAGGGTACGAGCTTGTGACATGTATTGGAATAGGGGAACAAATGCTTCCATGTACTTGGCAGGGACTGGCTTGCCTTGGTTAGCCAGGTCTGCAACACGAGTTAGCATTGTGCGGTTGCGGCCTTCAGTGATAGCACGTACCACTTGTGACTCACGTACTGGCATCATCTTGACACCAGAGCTCTTGCCTGACTTGTATTCAGACATCTGAGCACCGTTACTGGGGGTGTAATCTTTCATCCACTTGACCAGGCTCTCACGAACCATCATCATTTCCATGTATTGTGGATTGTTTTCTGCTTTGTGGTAGTCCTTGCTGTGACGCAGGCTAGCCAGACGCTTGTCCAATGTTTCAGCAATGGATACAGCTTTAGCTGGGGTTAGTGTATCTAGCTCGATACGGAAACCGAAGCGTGTTTCCAATATTTTGTTCATTTTGTCAGCTGACATCTTGGTTTGCATGTGATCTAATTTCATGATCCGAAATTCCTAAAATTTATAGTATTTAGCTGAATGGAGAACTTTTCGTAGTTCATTCTGTGCATCTGACAGCTTGACCTTGACATCGCTATACTTGGCCAAGTAGAGCTCGTACTTCCAACTGCTAAGTGTTTTATTATTTAGCTGTTGTTTTCGCAATTTGAATTCTCGTAGATGTCGCTGTAGACGCTCGTCCTGGAGCAGTATTTCGTCGCTGATTTTGTAGCGGCCACGCTGTTCGTTGAAGCAATAGAAAAACGCTGACAGCTTGGTGCTGAACGTCAGCGTTTTGTCCGAGGTTTCTGAGGTTACATTAAAAAGGTTGTCTTTTGGGACTATTGTAAATTTGCCAACTCGAAGTAGTTTGTCGTGTGTGTAATAACAAATGGGTAGTTTGCTGGTCTTGGATAGTTCGTTAATTTGCTGATCTGTGTAAAATTGTAGATATTTAAAAGCCAGGGACTCGAACAGTGCCAGGGGATCTTTTGTAGAATGTTTTTCCATTTTCTCTTATACGTAGTAATACATTTTTATTTACCAATTGATTAGCCACGTGTTGATTTCTTTCGTCTAGATCGGTACGGGGGATCTGCTTGCCCTCAGTGAATCGGCGCATGAGCGAGTATTCCTCGTTGCTCAGTGCGAGATTGAATTCTGGGGCCAGCTCAATGATTCTCATTTTGTCAGTAGGTGTGTTACTAGGCCAATGATACCTGCGATAAGTACGCCGATCACGCTCACAGCAGCCGTTAGCATCTGCTTTTGTCTGCTGTCATTGCCAGCGTTTATGCTAGTTTTGATTTCAATAAGGTGACCTTCCATGGTAGTCACACGATTGTTCAGTGTGTCTACGCTGCCTTTCAGTTGGTCGTATCGTTCAGCGCACAACTCAACGTGCGCCTCAAGGTTTTGCTTTTCAATATTCGTGCGGGTGGACATTCCGTATTCCTGTTAGGTTGTTAAAGAACTTTCTTCGGGAGCCATAAGGAAATGCCATGAGTTTAGATGTATTTATCGGTTATTATGGAAAACCAGATATTGGGATTGGACCCATGGCTGGTAAACATACCAGGATCCAGCTCTTCAGTCTCGTCTAGTCCAGTACATACTGGCACCTGATGGCAGTCGGACAACAGACCGCCCAGTGGCACACTGGTATCCAGATAGAACTCATGAGTAACACCAAATACAAACTCCCAGGTTCTCACTCCTTTTTCCAGTTTACTGGTGACAGGAGTCAGTATCATGCTCTGTGTTCGAAGATTCAACACCTGCTGTAGTGTGTCAAAGTTGCGTTGCTGATTCCTACTGTGCTGCCAGGCAGCTAGATGATTGATCAGGTTGCCTGCGGCATCTGTAAAGGGTTCAGCGAAGGTTTTATATGTGCCAGTGGGAGTGATATCCACTCGTGTCTGGCATAAAATGACCTGGTTGATTCCATACAGCTCGATTTTTTCTTGAAGTTCTTGTGTCATACTGGATATTTACGGCAGTTGTACACACA